TCATCAAATAATTTGTAATAATAATTTATAATTTCTTGATCTTCTTTAAATTCAGATAACTTAACAATATCGACATTTTCGATGATGTGTTGAAGAGATTTGTGTTCTAAACTGCTACGAATTTGTTCAACAATTCTACGTTGACCATTTTCTTTAAGTTTATCAATTTCGCAATTTTCAAACATCGTTAAAGAAGGAGTTTTGATCTTTTTTGTAATATTAATAAGTTCCTTTAATCTCGGAACACCCAACGTAACATTCTTTGATGCAATACCTGCATAATGAAACGTATTAAGTGTCATCTGTGTTGCTGGTTCACCAATTGATTGAGCAGCAAGAATTCCACACATTTCACCAGGATGAACAATTGCTTTTCTGTATTTGAGTTCAATTTCTTCGATAATATATATAATTTGTTCCTTTGTGAGATGTCTTATTTTTAAGGTAGCTAATTCTGACCAAATATATGCTCTAAATAGAATATTTGCATTTGAAGATCTATACTTTTCAGAATATTGAATATCTTCAGCTATCATAAACATATTTTCAATTGTTGAACATAGTATCTTAATTTTCTCAAATATTTCCAAATCCGTAAAATATTCTTGTTTTGAAGAATATGTAGAAGCACACGTAATAATTCTTCCAATATTAGCTGGCATTGGAATATAATCATCGTCTAATTTTGAATTGTACAATTCTCTATATTTACATACATTTAAAAAGAATGTATGTAAATTATCTATAATTTCATATTCTTCCGGAATATTATAATACATTTCTCGCAATTGTTGCTTATCCAATTTTAAAAATTTAACATGAACATTTTCTAAAAATGTAGCGTCAAGCCCATCTTCACCATATAAAAACTGAATAATCAATCCCTTATTATTCTGAACTGTATTGTTATACTTCACACAAACATCCTCAAGCGCCTTCACAAGCCTACGCTGCAGATATCCTATTTCAGCGGTATCGAATAGGGTACAACCAGAGAATATAGACAAATGCTGGGTACTTGGTATAGTAACGTCATAAACTTTTGGAAACAATGATGCATCAAGTTTTGTAATTGAAACTATTGGATCTAACACAACATTTTCTTGAGTGTCATAATTTTTATGTTTTGTGACTTTTCCATATAGAAGAATATGATCCAAACTTATTTGTTTATTTTTTTCTATCATTTTAACTTTTGATGCAAATATTTTACTCCAATGACCATTTATTGTTAAATTATATTGTCTCAATATATTTTTACTTTGTTGTAAATTTGTTTCTTTCTTACATGTTGTTATAATACCAAATACTCCAATTCTCGAACATAAATGTTGAATACCAATTATAAGTTTTTCTGAAACTGAAGTGACCAATATATTATTTGCATTTACACAACCATCTCCACTAAAATATCCATTTAGTAGTCCAAGAATAAATTCTTCTGGAGCATTAAAGGCTTCGTTTGGAACATATTTACCTTGTGAAAGATGACCAAGAAACTTATACAAAAATTCTGCTAATATTGTTGAAAAACCTCTTACGGTTGAAGATGTCCAAATATTCCCATTACATCCAACATTTTTACGAATTTCTTGTGTCCATTTTATATTGTATTTTTCAAACCATTTTTTAACAAAATCTCTTATTACTGGATCATTGTTTGATATATCTATATTTCCGTGATTAATTTCTGCATGTCCTTCTGCAAGAAATAAACCTATAAATATTCCATTTTCATTATTTAATTCAAAACGATCAGGTATCATTGGTCCATTTTCACCTCTATATCCTTTGTATGGATAAATTATTCCATCTTTTAATGAAGCTGATCGAACAGTTGATCTTTGTAAGGAAGCTTTTTTTGAATATGGTGTTATAAAAGTTGTGCCATTATTATTTGCCCACCAATTTATTGGAATTTTAATTCTTTCGCCAAATTCTTCTTTTGCTTTCTTACCAGCTTTCTTGCCAATTAAACCCGTATTTTCCATAGTATATTGCATAGATGCGACAGCTTTATTGTATTCCGTGCCATATAAATACTCAGTTTTAGGAAAATATTTACTCATATCAACATATGTTTGTGTTACTGGAGGAGTTGGTAATGATTCAATGACTGGTATACATTCACCAATTTTTACTTGAGAAGTGAGTTTTTGTTCAAAAGTTTTAGATTTTTTATCATAAATCAACAATGACTTTGACTCAACAACTTTAACTGAACGACCACTTTGAGTTTTAACTTCATACACCAATTCTCCTGGATCATGTCTTGTCAAATGAGTAACACGACCCCATGATGTTTTACCATGTTTATCAGCAGTAGGCATATAATATTCTTCAGTGTCAAGAAATTCTATAATTTCAGTATTTTGTTGTTCTGGTCTTAATTCAACAGCTTCTTTTCTTTTGGTCATATATTCATCAATCCAATCACCAATTTTAACAACTTTAGTTTCACCATTGTGCATTATGATAATATCAGTATCACCAGATATAGATTTACATGCTGTATCAATTAGCCCTTCTCTTCCAGCCATAGCATGAAAAAAGAATTCAAGGGGATTTAGACCATCCATATAACTATTTTCAACAAATCCACGAGATTCATATCCAACGTCATGTTTATCAAAATGAGGTAAAGTTCTATGTTTGAAACCATAATTGATTCTTCTTCCTTCAACATTTTGTTGTCCTACAACTGCCATGATTTGAGAAATATTAAGAATTGAACCTTTTGAACCAGAACTAACTGTTGCTTTGATGTTGTTATTAAAAGTTAAACTTCCTTCTGTAATCTTTCCTGCATTTGAAACAGCTTCATTGAGTTCAGCATTAATAATATCTTCTGTAATTCGAATGTCATTATTTTTGTTATCAATCTCATTCTTAATTTTTACTTTCATATCATCAATAATATTATAAATAGTCTTTTTAATACCAGGATCTACTATACCATCACCAATACCAATAGTAAACCCATTATGTTTGATCCAGTAATTTGAAATTTTTTGGGCTTGATTGAGAAATATTTTTGTTATTTCTGGTCCATAATCGTTGAATAAAACATGAATTAAACTTCCTTGAGATTTTCCAACAACTGATTTATCAATTGTTCCTGATAATATTTGACCTGATTTAATAAGGAGACCATTATCATGAGGATTCAAAGGATCTTTGAGATTGTCAATTGATAAAGTTTTTGGAACTAGGATAGAATAAACCTGTTTTCCAGTCCAATATTCGACGTTATTCATAATAATAACAGGTGTAGGAATTATATTGTCCCAATTATCTATTAAAATTAGCATATTCATAAGATGATCTTTTGTAATGAGTACATCACGTCTTGTCATTTTACAACTTGATAATAGAGAGTCTTGAATAATACTAATTACAGGTTTATTTGATTGAGGACTTACAATTTGTTTATCCACCATCATAAGATGTTTTACTTCAGCTATTGCTGCTAAACTTTGGGGAACATGAAGATTCATTTCATCACCATCAAAGTCTGCATTATAAGGAGATGTGCATGCTAAATTTAATCTGAAAGTAGAGCCAGGAAGAACTTTTACTTTGTGGCCCATGATAGACATTTTATGAAGACTTGGTTGACGATTAAAAATTACATAGTCATTATCCATTAAATGTCTTTCGACAACCCAACCTAATTTTAGATCAATATTTTTTGCAAATTTTAAATCAACTTTAACTCCATTATCTTTTGTTACAAATTTTGCACCAGGATGAGAAAGTGGTCCTCTATTTACATATTCTTGAAGTCTTGTTTTATTGAAAACATTGACAATTTCTGGTACTGTTAGATTAATTGCAATATTATAAGGAACACCTACTTGATCAATACTTAAATTTGGATCAGCTGTAATAACAGTTCTTGCCGAAAAATCAACTCTTTTTCCCATTAAATTACCACGGACTCTTCCATCTTTTCCAGACAACCTTTCTTTAATTGTTTTAAGAGGTTTTCCAGATCTTTGAAGTTTTGGAAGTTGTCCAGGATGTTGATTATCTATGAGGGTATTGATATTATATTGTAACAAGAATTCTAAATTTGAAATATAATTTTCCAAATTTTCTTCTTTTTCAGTTGCTGTTTTAAGAGCAATATTTGCTTTGATAATATCATTTAAATTTGAAGTTAGATCATCATCACATTTTTGAGATGAGTTCATATAAACACTTGGTCTTACGTGTGGAGGTGGAACAGGTAAGACTGTAAGTAGAAAATGTTCTGGTCTTGTTTTGAGGCCAAGATATTTGACGTCTTCGTCGGATATTTTTTCGAGAATAGAGTAAATCTCGAGTGTTGAGATATTTTGTTTTCCGTTGCCAAAATCAGCTAATATTTTAGTACCTTCACGAGAATAAACTGGAAGTTTGTTTTGCGTAATAGGACAAACTTTAATAGTTTTCAAAATTCTATTAATATCATTGAAATTCTTTCTATTTCGTTTAACATCTTTATTTAACAATAAAGTGGAAGTATAATAACTCACAGAACGTAATATATCAAGTACTACTTTCATAAACCCGATATGATAGACAGGTCTGACTAGTTCAATATGACCAAAATATCCAGGATGTTCAAGATCTGTTGTATTTCCCATTCTTGGATCATTAATAGCTCCAAGATTTGGTTTTCCAGTAGCTGGATCAATAGAATCAACAAAAGTGATACCTTTTGATATTTCTTTTCCTCCAAATTCAATTTTTTGGGTAACTGATATATTTTTAATATAATCAGGACTTGCAACCTCAAACTGAATTGCTTTTACTTTTCCGACAGGTGCACAACTGTATTTAAACTTAAACTCCATTTGTTAAATTTATGAAATATTTTCTAAGATAAATTAAATTAGGATGTCAACTATAAATCGAAATAATATAAATCCTTCAAATCAAAAATTGGTTGATTTAATAAATGATTTAGCAAATGTTCTTTATAATTATAATCATGTATTATATACTGAATTTTGTTCAAGTATAGATTTTTATAGTCTTGAAACAAAATTAGACTCTGAACAACAAAATCAACTCAATAATATATATAACGAATTATTAATATACATTCAAAAAATTATTTAACTTAAGATATATTAATTGATATAGAAAATGGAAAATATTATTAAAGAATATGAATTAGCATTACAAGCATATGAACGAGCTTTAAGCGAAGCTCGTTTTAATGAAAATTGTGGATTTAGTTATAAATATTTAACTGATCAAGAAATTTCTAAAGAAAAAGCAATAAATTTAGCGAGAAATGCACGTAAATCTGCTATAGATAAAGGGATTGTTTTACCTGTTAGAAAATATGAACAATTTGAAAAAATTAAAAGACCTGAAATGTTTCCTGGACAATATGATGACTAAACTTTTCATATAAATATATGGATAGGAATGTTTATTTTTTTAGAAAATGTTAAAATTTCAGGATATATTTCATTATCCCAGTCAAGTCCACCGAGACCTGCACCAATTTTAGGAATTGCTAAAGATGTGATTCCAAATTCTTCATAATGATTAAGAATATAATCTAGACCAGTAGTAATATATTCTATTTTTGATTTTTCTTTCCAATGTTTTTTTGTTGGAAAATTAAGAATCCAAACAGAGTCTGTTTTATATAAATAAGGTTCGCCTATTTTAACTTGATTATTGTTGCATCTAGTTTTATAATCAATGTACATTTCAGGATATTTTTGTTTAAATGAAAGAGCAAGTCCTTTTCCCATAACACCAACACAATTTATAGGATTAATAATAGTTTGCATGTTTGACTTAAATATATCACCTTTTCTTATTTCCATAATTTAATAAAATAAACTAGAAAACTAGATATATTTAATAAAAAATGGATCCCGATACAACTTTAAAAATTTATCTACATTGTGCTGCTATGAGTGGTGTAATTCTATCAATAACATATTTAATTGGACCTTTACCTGGAATTATAATAGGTTTAATGATTAATGAAGTAATTCTATTAATAAAACAACCTATTATAATGGACCTTTAGATGCGCTTAATCGTTAAAAAAAGGATCAATATTAACTTCTCCATTTAAAATTTCATAAATTTCATTATCATGATCAATTTCATCTTCTTCGAAAGTGTTCAACATTTCCATAATATATTCTTGTTGATCATCATTTAAATCATCTAAATTAACTTCACATGCCTCTAAAACCATATTAAATAATCTTATATTAAATTTTCCACTTTCAGCAAAATAATATCTATTTTCATGTGCATATGATAATGTATAACAAAATGAATAAAATGCTTCTTTTACTGTATCATAATTTGGCTTAAAGAATTTAAGAGATGATTTTATGAAAGAATAATCAAGTGTGTATAATATATCATGTATTAAAAGTTTATGAACTTTTGCTTTGTGGCCAAAAAATTTAATGATAAATTCAATGAATGATTTTGATAATTTAGGATTTATTTCAAGATCTGATAAATTACTATAATGGTCATTAAACTCATCAATATAATCATCAAAATTTGGTAAAGTTTTTAGATATTCAAAAATTATATATATGTGATTACTCAATGAGAAATCAGAAGTAGATTTCATAGCATCAAATAAATAATCTATAATTAATTTTGGATCATTGAATAAACTGATTATTTTTAGTGTCTTATTATGGTATGTTTGTTGACCTATTTGATTATCGCGGTATAACATTTCAAGTCCAAATAAATAAGAAGAAAATCCAGTGAGTATAAAATTATATTCTGGTCTAATTCTATTTAATTTTAAAGAAATATAATCTAGATCATATGTAGTAAATATATTTGCAATAAAATTGTTTGTTAGTATTAGATATATATTAAAATTATTCAAAAGATAATTGATTAATATTTTTTTTTCATGTATCTTTATAACATTTCTAAAATTATTTCCAAATATTTCAAAAAAATCTATCATGCGATTTGGATTATCAGAAATAAATTCGAAAACTTTTTTGATTGTTGGAAAATATAATTTTTCAAATATAAATGAATTTTCAGAATTACCTAAGTTTGAAATGACTATATCAACTAATTTATAATTTGAATATTTTCTAAAATTGTTATAGTTTCTTTCATTTATTGTTGAATATAATCTTCCTATTTGCATTTATTATTATCAATATTATTTAGCTACTAAATTCAGAATTTGCATCTGACATATATTCTGGTTCATATATAGAACCAATTGATTCTTCTTCTTCTTCTTGACTATTTTCAGAAAGAGAATCAATATATAGTTCATCATTGTCTTCTTCATCATTTCGGTAATCATAGGAAGCTTGTAATTGAATTTCAGGAAGATAAATAGATTCAGGAAATTTGTATAAAATTTCTTGTTTTTTATAATGATTGATTTTTTGACGTTTAATATTTTCAACATTTTGAATAAACAAATCAATATTTCCATTATAATTAATATTTTGACCAAACTCAGTTAAACATATATGACGAATGATGTTTATCATTTCATATGTAGGTTTTAGTTTAAGATGAATTAATTTATTTTTTAAATTTTCCATATTTTTAATAATTATAATTTTCTAGTTCTTTTTTTAATAAATCAAGTTTATCTATTAGAATTTTAATAGAACTTTTCAATACCTGTTCAGGAGTTAAAGATCCAGTAGTCTCAATTCCAAGTTCAATTTCATTTTCATTTAATATTTTATATGTAATTGGACAACATGGACTCCATTTTGAATGATCTTTTCCAATTCCTTCCATAGTCATTCCAATTAGATTTAATTTTTCATTTTCTTTTAATTCCAAAATTAAAATATCATTATCACAACATCTAGAATTTCCTGAAAATTTAATATCTCCAGAATAAATCATTTTTGGACCTTCTATATTAATACTAATTTCAGAACATTTATAATCTTCACATATAATAGGAATTAGACCAAGTCTATGTGTAATAAATTCATCTTCATAAATACTATCATTTTCCTTAATAGTAACAATATGAATTGCATATATAGGGACATGAGATAATGCTGTTCTTCGAATTGCATTTGCAATATGGACATCGGTTTTTAGAACGAACATTTATAATTCTTATTAAATATTTCTTGATAAAATTTTATTATTACTATTAAATGGGAGGTGTTACTTCAACAACATCAACAGTTGTAACAGATGCGATAAATAATTTTACAACAAGTCTAACAAGTACTATTGAGAATAACTGCAAAAGTTCTCCAACAAATTTACAAGAAATAAGTTTAAATTTTAAAAGAATTGAAGGTTGTTCTCCTAAGTTGACAAATATGTTGCAAACTATGGGTTCAACAAATTCAACTACATGTAATCAGATAAATGTATCTTCTTTAGATGTGCAAAATGCTCTAATACAAGCAGTAGATACAGCAGCAGAAACTTTAAAAAATGCTGGTTCGTTAGAACTCTTAACTATAGCAAATTCAACAAATGTTGCAAATTTAAAAAATTTTATAAATAATGAAGTCAATATGAAAAATTTATCAAATGCTATAAATTCAGCATATAATAGACAATCGTTAAATATAAATTTAGGTACAGTTATTTGTTATCCATATACTACAAGATCTGGACAAGTGATTAATAATACATTTGAAATTAGTAATCTGAGTCAAAAAATGGTATCTGATTCTATATTAAATGCTACTCAATCAAACAGTCAATTAGCAACTTTGGTAAATTCGATTGATCAAGATATAAAACAAAAAGCTAAAACAACAGCAACGGGTATTGGTGAAGCAATTTCTGCTGCATCATATGGACTTATATTTATAGCAATAATTATCTTAGCAATAGGTGCCAAGAATTTTTTAAGTTCAAAAGGTGGATCAAGTGGATCGGGAAGTTCAAGTTCAAGTGGATCAGACGGAGAATGGGGACATTGGTTGTCTCCATCAAATAGTGTAATGTATGGATTTTATATATTTTTAATAATAATTCAAATACTTGCAGCAGTTGGAATATTTGTATATTATAAAATAGATTTAGATACGTCACCCAAAGATAAACCAACAAATGGAACATTAGTATTAAATCCAACCATACTTCTATCATTTGCATGTATAATAACTATCTTAGCAGGAATAACTATTTTTTCAGGATCAATATTTTTGTACAGGAGTAGATCAAAAGGTAAAAATAGTAAATTTAGTCCAAAATTGTTTATAGTATTTTTCATAGTTCCATCAGTATTGAATATTATAGCTATAATTATAATATCAGCTTTAATAGCAAATGATACAAAAAATAAAAATAAATTTATTGCTGAAAATAGTTAATCATCAAATTCAATTATTACTTTAACTTCAGAAGTATCACTAATTTTGTCTGAAATATTCTTATCTGAATTATTCTTCTTTTTCATCACAGATTCCATCTCTCTATCAATTAATTCTTTATTCTTAAAACAAAAATCAATTACTTCATTCGTAATTGCCCATCTAAAGAAATTTAATTGTCCTACGGTCGTAACAAGACCATAAGTTTTATCTTTATAATAATCAATTTCAGTTTTTTTGATATTTATGATTTTTAATGTATTAAATTCGATGAATATTCTGTCTCTTCTGCAGAAAGGATCAAAGAATTTTTTAGAATAAGCTTTAAGTTGATTTTTGTACTCTAGATAAAGATTGAATATTTTATTATTTTTTAATTTATAAATAACTTTGTTTTTGTCTCCATAATTAGTGACAGTATAGTCCATTTCCCTTAAAGAAATACTTGTCTTTTGTTTTGATATAAGATTTAAAGTATTAAGATATTTTGGATCTTCTCCATAAAATTTTAATAAAGACGTTAATAATAATTCTTGCTTGCTTTGATTATTATTCATGTTTGTAAATGAAGAGGTAAGTTATTTGGAAATTTTACGCATTTCTTGTGCAATTTAATTATTTATTAAATACGCATTTTCCTATTAGTGCGTACTTAAGAACTGTAGTTATAAATATAAAAATGAATGAAAAATATTTTGGAGCAGAGGATAAGTTTGCCATAGAAAATGAGCATAAATTATTAGAAACAAATAATTTATCATATATTAAAACAGTTACAAATGATTTTCATGGTAGTAATATTAAAAAATATTATACATTTCCTGTTTGTTCAAAAAAAACATATAAAAATTTTAAATTAATTGGAGTTTGTCCTGAAGATATTGAATGTGTATATTATCAAGTCGGTGGTCAGCGTATAAATCATTTTGATTATTCTTTATACAGATGTTTATATGAATATAATAATGATAATGTTGTCATTATTCCATTTGAATTTGTTATTCCTTTAAAATATCATGAAAATAAATTTTTGGTGATATTGAAATCACAAAAGGAAATACAACTCCAATATGATGAATATTCAAATGAAAAGGTTGATGAAAATTTTAAAGGACTTTATAAAATAATACAGTATCAATGTGATAAGTTAGAAAATGATGAATTTACGAGAAAAAGAATAAATTTTAATCACCCTATTTATAAACTTATATTTACACTTCCTGATGATAGTTATATGCCACAAATTTTTATAATGGATGAACAATTAGAATATGACAATCTAACAATTATTCCATTTAAAGATTATGCTTATTATGTATACGATTTAAAAGGAACATTAAATTTTTCAATGATTGATAAATCAGAAATAATATTAGATAAAAATAGTGAATTTATTCATACATATGCATTATCATATCAGTTTATGATGTACGAAGACGGAATGGGAGGTACGTTATTTTCAAAATAACTTAGAAATACTTATGATTTATTTTAAATGATAAAGACTATTGATAATTTTTTGACTACAGAAGAATGTAAAGAATATATTGAATATATAAATAGTAGAAAAGAAAAGAATATGTTTAATAATATGATATTAAACTTTAATCATAAAGAAAGAAATCCAGAAATTGCAAATAAATTATATGAAAGATTTCTAAAAATGTGTGACATAACAGATATGAATGTTACAGGCTGCAATACACTTGTTTATTCTGCAAAATATAATCCTGGTCAAAGTTTTGGACTACATACGGATACAGGATTATATTTTGACAAAATTAATAAAATATGTACAACTTATACAGTATTGATTTATTTAAATGATGATTTTGAAGAAGGCCAAACAGTATTTTATAAAGACAATGAAGTAATTAATATTATTCCTGAAACTGGTAAATTGCTACGTTTGGATATAAGTTTATTGCATGAAGGTAAAGAAGTTAAAAATGGAATTAAATATTGGATTGGATTTGAATTAATTGGAAAATTTTAATTTTATCAAGATAATATTATATCTAAATACAAATGTTAATTGAAATAGCAATATTATATATGGGATACAAAATAATGAACAGAAATAAATCACCATTTTTTGAAACAAATGAGGATAACTATTTTCATAATGTTTATACTCGTTTTAATTATGACATAGCTGGTCAAATAGATTCATATAATATGATTAAATTGGCTATTAAAAATAAAGATATAAAAACATATAACAATATGATTAAATATGGTCCTAATTATTATAAAACATATGATGTTGTAACAAATTTTGGAATTTATGGAACAGAAAAATATGAAGAAAATGTAATGAGTTGGTTTTTTAAAGATTATGATGTCATTAATTTAAGAAATTACTCTGTGTATAAAATAAATGGTCTCACAAATAAAACTGACTATATAGTTTATAAATATCTTACAAAAAGTAAGTTATCAAAAGATTTAATGATTAGATTAGTATATTATTTATAATTTGATAAACGGTGGTCACTGTTTATTATTATTTTTCCTAGAATTTTTAAATTAAAATAAAAATGGAAAATAATCAAGTTAATATTGAACAACACAAACAGTTAATTGAAAATTACAGACGAAAAGTATCTAATGAAGCATATAGATCGAATGATGCACGAGAAAGATATGTTAATTTTCTTGTTGAATCATTTAATAACAGAGATCCTAATTCAAATGAACATGTAATACATGTAACTGGTGTTAGTTATATATCAGATCTAAAAGATGCAATGACGATATTTAATAATATCATCAAACAATATAATTATAAAATATACAAATATACAATGTTTCCGTATAATTGTAAGTATGATGATCCAATAATTATAATTACAAAAAAAGATGAGAAAATATCAATCGGAACAAAGTTATTTTATTATTTTAGTGGATATTATGATTTTGATGATAACATATTATAAATGTAATTATTGTTGATAAACGGTGGTCACTGATAAACGGTGGTCACTGATAAACGGTAATAACGGTTTATTTGATAAACGGTGGTCACTGTTTATTTGATAAACGGTTATAACGGTTTATTCATAATTTCTTACAGTAACAAATACAGGATGTTTAGGTTTTCCTGATTTATTAATTTCTTTATATTTAATCGTTACCACACTACCAATTATTGGAACACTGCTATCTTTAAGACTCTTTCTTGATTTATCAACTTCTTCATCTGACCATTTGTTAAATTTAGCATATCTTTGACGATCAGTAAGTCCAGAACCTACAGAAAATGTGGAATCATTCATATTAACAACAAGTGCACCAACCATGTTATTATATTTATTAATTCCCTTAGTATATCCAACAACGATAGCTTCATCGGAAAAACTAGCAACCATTTTCAACATATTTTTACTTCTTTTGTGTTCATATAAGCTTTCAGGATTTTTTAGAATAAGACCTTCACTTCCATTGTCTAAGTATTCTTTTAAAACATGTTTGATGTTTTCTTTAACAATATTTTGTTCAACCAATTCAATAAATTTATAATTACTATGTTTAAATAATTTTTGTAAAACTTTATATCTATTTTTAAATTTATCATTGATACTTTGACAATCAAATACCATATATTTAGCACTTTTCCAAATTTCACTATCTGGTTCAAATCTTCTTGCTTGACCAGAAGCTAAATCAAAGTTACCAATACCAAACCAAATTTCTCCATCAAGTTCATAAACTTCACCATCATCATTCACAACTGTTTCAAGTTCTTGTCGAATAAAATCAGGAATATTCAATACAATTCCATTTCTTGATATCATTTCTGAACCATTCCATAGTCCTCTAACACCATCATATTTTTCAGAATAAAACCATCCATCGATATTGTGTTTTTGAGAATCATACAAGTTAGCTAGCATTTTTATTAATGCCTATTTTATAGGCCTAAGCTCATTTATTCTGCACTATGACGTTTACACATAAACCCGTTTTCTGTTTTAAAAGTTCCGAATGATGAACATCCATTATATGAACAAGTTGGTTTTTTATTTATTTTTGGTGCTTTAGGTTCTTTGATATGACGTCCACATAAACCATTTTCTTTTGCTTTAAAAGTGCAGGGATTTCCATCTTTTTTAGTAGCTGAACATAAATCACCAGAGTTTGATACTTCTTCTTCTTCTTCGGAAGTTTCTTTTTTCTTCGTAGTTTTTTTGGAATCATTTAAAACATTCATTTTTGAAAAGAATGCTTTACAGATTTCATCTTCATATAACTTCTTAAATTCTTCAGAAGCTTCTTCTGATAAATTATATTTTTCACATAATTTAACAAATGATTCAGTCATTTTTTTATTGTTACAGTTGTTTAAATTTTCTAAAAATTTTTTTTTTTTTATTAAATGTCGAAAATCTATTTTGAGTTCGAAAGAATGGAACCATTCAAATATCCAGAACCTAGAAATATTAGGAATATTCTAAGTTCTAAAATGTGTGCAAAATATAATAAATGTAAAATATCTGAAATTCCACTTTCGACTGAATTTATAATTAAATCAATTAAACCTAAAGATCCTTCAAAAGCTGAAATTATTATATTAAAATATAGAGTTATTAATGTTGATTGGGATTTTCATAAAGATAATCATGATATATTTACATCAAACATGTTTAGATTTCTTAAAAATGAAGAACCTATTTATGAAGATTATAATTAATTAATTTAGATTTTTTTTATAATGAATTATAATGTCACTTGAACAACTTTCTAAAAAATTGTTAAAAAATTCAGTAATTCTTAATATCATTTCTCAATATAATTATATTAAAATTATATTGAATAATGATGATTATATACTTATTACGGACATAACTGAACCGAAATGTTGTGAAAAAACGATTATTGAACATGATTTTAAAAATTATAAAAATTCAATTATAGATTATATCTATGATGAAGATATGATAAGTATCAAAGGAGGATATTCAACTAAAATCATATTTAAAACTATTGATGGTAAAACATTTAATGTTAACTGTTCAAATTATCATAATGGACAATATTGTCATACATATTATGTATTATATGTAGACACTAAATTATTAGAGTTTGAAGTATAATTATTTTTGAGGACTAATATCACTGTCATCCATAGTTGAATATGTCATTAGTGGTATAGATAAATATATGTTAATTTTCTTTTCATTGTATTTATTTTTTAAATGTGCATCAACAGCAGTTGTGATTGGTTCATTCAAAGACAATAAATATTTTGCAGTATTTTTGGACATAACATATGAAAAACATCCTAACCAATTAAATACATAAGGACTATTAAAATTAGGAATTCCTACAAAATCATTTGTTCTATTAATTACATGACTTAATTCTTGTCTAATTAACATTGGTTGACTTGGAGGATGTGTTTGAATTGGGAGAATATCACCAGAACCAAGAAATAGAACAGAATTATCTTTTTCAAAATGTTCCATAATCTTAGAAAATCTAGTTTTTAAAGATTCACGACATATTTCTGGAAGTTTATCATAATCAACTCTAAATTTACAATCATCTTCAAAAATCACACCATAATCATGATTTCCTTCAGCTATTTTTTTCCAAACAATCAAATGACTCATTGTTGTATATTTAATTACTAATTTATTATCATAATCATTTTTATCTGATATCATCGAAATAATATCTTGTGGTACTCTTTCAATATCTTTTTCATTTTTTCCATCAATAGCTTCAATAACATTCAACTCAAGAGGAGGGCCATATTTATCATAAAATTCTTTAAATTTCTCAAGTCTATCATTTCGTCTTTTTAAATTAATCACATATGCTATTCCATTTTCCATTTTTATAATAAATTTAATTTAAATTTCTTCCATATCCGAAAGTTTTGGAGCAAGAAAAAATATTATCTTTCCATCATTAATAGGATATTCAACACATAAAGGAATATCTTCCCCTAGTTTAAATAATAGTGTTTCACTAACTTGAAAAGATGTAATACTTAACAGATAATTAAATGCAAACTTTAATGTTATTTCTTGTTTACAATTAATAATTATATTTTCAATAACAGCTGTAGTTATTCCATAATCACCTTCAACTTTAAGTGTAAGATTATCTTCTGAACATATAAATTCACAATTTTCACCAAATTCTGATAATTCTTTAATTAGATGATGAAACTTTTTTGAATCTATAGTAGCTATATATGTAAAATCAAGTTCATGTATTTGTAGTAAATCAACTTCAATATCCATTAATTTCATTTCAAAAGAATGACTTGAAAAACTATCTATAGTATCAATACATAAAGAATCATCATTTTCAGTATGAAATTTTATAAGATCTGATTTATTTACTTTTAATATTTTATGCAATGTTTCAAAATTTAATCCAAGACTTAAATCTTGTTCACAATTGAAATTGTCAAAAAAGTCTGAATTTAATCTTACATACATTACAGCAACATGTGCATTATCCATGGCTTGAATTTCAAAACTATTTTTATTGATGATAATATTTGATGATTCAGTAAAATCTTTGATGCATGAAATAAGTTTTCTAATAAATGATCCGTTACCTACGATTTCCATTTTATCTAATAATAAATTATTTTCTTAAAAAATTTTTTTTTAAATAATTTATTGTAATTTAAAAATGGATGATGACAAATTAAAATTATTATATGTTATATATAATTATCTATGTATCCCAATTATTGGTTATAAACAATTTTTCATATTTTTAAATAATTCTGGAGAATTTGATCAACTTGATATTATAGAAGAATTAAAAAAAGTGGACACGAAAAATATTTTCCATAATTGGCAAAACAACATATGGAATAATGAATACAATGAATATTTAGAATTATTTAAAAAAGAAAATTCTGATCAAATTTATAATGAATATTATAAATTATTATATACATTTAAAACTTTAGATTTATGTAATTTTACAGAAAATAGAGTAAATACAAATACAAAATTTAAAAACTTTTTTCAGGAAATATATACAATTGGTTCAGTTGAACAATTTTATGAAAATTACATTGAAAATGTAAATATTAATCACTATATTCATTCAACCTTTAATTATATCTTTAAAATTATGAAAAAAGGAATATTTGTCCAAATCAAAGATGGAGTTATGTCAGTTTTTATTGGTATAAATAATGCTCACTATATAAACGATTGGGGATATCTTGTTCGCAAAATCAATAAAAATATAGTTGATATCGAAAAAAAGAAATTTAATTGGTCAGAAACAAATTACAGTAATGCCATAAAAGACAAAAAGTATAAAACTATGATCAACAATAATATTTCAAAATGGTATGCTAATAATTATATGTTTAGAAATACAGTATATGAATATGATGAACTTGCAAATTTAGTTGATGAAGGAAATAAATCAGTTTTTAATTTTTTAAATTATTTATCAAATTTGATTATTTCTGAAAAAATCAACAATGTATCTTTCTTTATAAATCCACGTGATCATCCTGTTCTTAAAAAAAATAGAAATCATCCATATGAAGTATTATATACTGGAGGAAAAGTTCCACAATATAGTGGTGTGTATGATTTATCTGGTATTGTTCCAATATTTTCACAAAGTACAACTTCTGAGTTTGATGATGAATTATTTGTAACAGATGATGATGTTAAATTCTTATTATATCCATCAGAAAAACCGATTGATACTCCTTGGGAAAACAAAAAGAATGTTGCAATTTGGAGAGGTTCTGCTACTGGTCAAGGAACTACGTCTCAGACAAATAATCGATTAAAAATCATTGATATATCTTTAACAAATCCAGAACTAGTTGATGCAAAATTGACAGGATCAAACTATCGTTTAAAGTTAGATCAAAATGGAAATATGACATATAATGAATCATATAAAGGTGATAAAAGACATTTTGTAAGTTTTAATAATCAAACGATGTATAAATATATAATTCATATTGAAGGTCATGTTGCTGCTTTTCGTTTATTGAAAGAATTAACGTTGCATAGTGTTATATTAAAAGTTGATTCTGAATGGGAAACTTGGTATTCAAAGTTTCTAATAGGAAAAACAATATACGAACTTGATTTAGATACAAATGCTCATTATATTCGTGTTAAAAAAGATATGTCTGATATAATATCTGTGATTAATTGGTGTATCGCAAATGATAATATATGCAAAAGAATTGCTGATAATTCATATTCATTGTATATGAATAAGTTTGTAAATAGTAATTTTGCGAATACATATTTTGCAAATAAATTAAATGAAATATCGGAAAGACAAAAAAGGGCAAATAAACAAGTGATTAATTTTTATGTAAACACAACAAATTTAACAGGCAAAGATATAAATACAATAATATTCAATAATTATGCGGATTACTATATTCTCAGTAATCAACCATATAATTTACCATATCCAATAATTCCTGTTATAGATGAAAATTATATATGTATAAATAGATATGATTATTATTATGTTAACGGATTACCAAATAGTTCAACAAATATGTATGATTTGTATCATAGATTAAAATCATATGAAATGGATATGATTAATAATAAAAATATAACATTTATATATTTTCAACAGACAGAAATAATTAGTGATGGAATCAATAATATTCAAAAACCATTTGAGAATTTGAGAAATTTTCATAATTACATAAAAGATAAACAATATAAAAACGAAAATCTTAAAACAATTTTAGCGACATCAAAACTTCTTGATATATCCGTAGGAAAAGGTGGTGATATTATGAAATGGAAAAAGAACAAGATATCAGAAGTATATGGTATTGATCCAGATAATAATTCAATTATAGAAGCAAAAAGACGATTTAATGATCTTAGATTACAAGAAAATTATACATTTTCAAATGAAACATTTTTGGACATATATACGAAGCTTAAAATGTATGATATAACTAGTTGTCAATTTACAATGCACTATTTTAAACCAGAAGAATATACTAAGTTTGCGAATGCTATTAGTAGTGTTACAAAACAATATTTTTTGTTAACAACCATGGAGGAAACTAAATTAAAGAAATTTGATACAACTAAATATAGTGATTATTATGAATTAATTATTATGGAAAATGGATTTAGAATTCGATATAAAGAAGATACAATGTATAATAAAGATCAAGAAGAATATTATGTAAATATGGAAAGATTAAAAACTGTTTTGATGTATTATGATTTATTTATAGTTGATTCTTCAAGTTTTGAAGATGAATATTATAATTCTAATTTTATAATGAATGATTATGAACGAGCATTAAGTTTTACAAATGAACAATACATATTTAAGAAAATCACATTTGATTATTTGAATTTTTTTGAAAATTTAAATATAAAGAACGTGATTAGTTTTGAAAATACATATAATTTAAAAAAGATAAAAAAAATCAACACAACAGTATATTCATTTAATCCTCAAAATTATAAACAAGCAGTAAATAAGTTTCCCGAAGAATCAGAAGAATATTTATGTTCAAAAACAGAAAATGTAGCAGAATGTGGTATAATACATTATGCTAAAAACATTGTTGAATATTTATTAATCGTAAAATTCTTACTTGATAAAAATGTAGAATATCTTGTGTTATTTCTTCACAATAAAGATTCATATAAATTGAAAAATTATTTGAGAGTGTATCAAGTGATTAGTGAAACATCAAACGTAGTTATATATAAACTAACTTCACAAACAGAAAAAGAGATAGAGAGACTAGGATTAATAATTATACCATTCAGAGAAGATTTTACAAATTCAAGAACAAATCAATTAAAAACATTATTGAATCATATAAGTAATTTTGATTATTTAGTAGTTGTACAAGGAGATCAAGAACTCGAAGACATAACATACATAAATACGGAATGGGACCATAATAAATTTAATAGAGGAAGATTATTAAATGAAGGAGTTGCTGAATATTATGATGAATATGATTATTTTATATTTCATGACGTTGATTTAATTCCTGATGAAAAATTATTAGAAGAATATCTTAAATATCCAAAACTTCCAATACATTTAGGTCATCGAGGTCAAAGATATTCAGGTAAAAATTTTATAGGAGGTGTGTTTAGTATAAACAAAGAACATTTAACAAAAATAAATGGATTTCCAAATAATTTCTATGGATGGGGAGGAGAAGATGATGCGATGTATAATAGATTGATGATAAATAATATACATATTGAAATACCTGAAGAAGGATCAGTTAGAGATTTAGAAAATATAACCGTAACTGAAAAGCTAATGAATTTAGATCAAAATAATCAACAAAATAATGAAAAGGAAAAATTATTAAATGAGGATAAACTAACATGGCGAATAAATGGATTAAATAATTATTTATAATTTACCATACCCATTTTTCAAAATACACATACCTTTTGAATATTGAACACCATCAGCTAACTTTAATCTTCGAATAATCAATTGTTCAGTTATTATACTCGATAACATACACAGGAATAAAATTATTAAGATGAAACCAATCATTTTTATAATTGAAAATAAAATTCTTAAGGATATAAAATATCAATATGTAAAATGAAAGTAAAGAAAAGAAACGGAGCTCTTGTCCCAGTAAGATTAGACAGTATTACTGATAGAATTAGTCAGTTTATAGATGATTTGGACAAGACAGTTATAGACCCAGTAAAAATTACTTTTGAAGTTGTTGAAAAATTATATGACGGAATTCCAACAAGTGTAATTGATACATTTGCTGCTGAAATTTGTCATTCAAAGACAATTGAACATCCACATTTTAATATTTTAGCAAGTCGATTATTAATTGATGATCATCATAAAAATTTATCTATTAAATCAGAACTTTCATTTTCAAATATTTGTACATTATTGTATAATTCTACTGATCAATTGGGAGAACATTGTCCATTGATTAGTGAAGAATTGTTTCAATTTAGTCAACAATATAAAGAAGAGATAAATTCTATGATTGATTTAAAACGTGATTTTTTGTTTGATTATTTTGGCTTTAAAACTCTTCAAAAAGGATATTTATTAAAAATTGAAAATAAAATTGTTGAAACTCCCCAATTTATGTTTATGCGTGTAGCATTGGGTATTTGGGGATCAATTAAAACTCGGGATGGAACTGTATTTGAACCAGATTTTGATGCAATTAAAAAGACATATGATTTAATGTCTCTAAAATATTTTACTCATGCAACTCCAACACTTTTTAATGCAGGTCTCAAAAATAATTCTCTCTTCAGTTGTTTTTTGCTAGGTATGGAGGATGACATAAAATCTATATTTAAAGTTGTAGGTGATGCTGCTATGATTTCAAAATGGGCAGGAGGAATTGGAATTCATTTATCAAATATTAGGGGAAATGGTTCATATGTAAGAGGAACAAATGGAAAATCAGAAGGAATTGTTCCATTATTGAAAGTATATAATGATGTTGCGAGATACATTAATCAAGGAGGAAAACGTTCAGGTTCAATTGCAATGTACATTGAACCATGGCATTGTGATATTCTTGATTTTCTTAAATGTAAACGTCCACATGGAGATATGAATAAAAGAACACTTGATTTGTTTTTTGGATTATGGATTCCAGATTTATTTATGGAACGAGTTCAAAATGGAGAAATGTGGTCATTAATGTGTCCAAGTGAGTGTCCAGGATTAAATGAAGTTTATGGACCAGCATTTAAGAAGTTATATGAGAAATATGAGAAAGAAGGAAAGATTTGTAATAGTATAAAGGCAAAAGATCTATTTGATGAAATTATAAAATCTCAATCAGAAACAGGAACACCATATATGTTATACAAAGATGCTGCAAATTTTAAGAGTAATCAAAAGAACATTGGAACTATTAAAAGTAGTAATTTATGTGTTGCACCTGAAACACGTATTCTCACAAGAAAAGGATATTATCCGATTAAAGATCTTGTAAATCAAGATATTGAAGTATGGAATGGAGAAGAATGGTCAAAAACACAAGTCAAACAAACTGGTGTGAATCAAAAGTTGATATGTATAACAATGTCCAATGGTTCAACTGTATATTGTACAGAATATCATAAATTTATTTTGAATGACGAAACAATTGTTGAAGCTAGAGATTTAAAGATTGGTTCAACTTTGATTAATTTTAAATTACCAATTGTTGTTGGTGGTGATGAAGATATGCCAAAAGAAACATGTTTTTGTATGTTTTATAAAGAGATTAATGTTCCAATGAATCATTCTTTGAATGTAAAATTAAAGTGGTTTTCTGACATATGTAATACTTATGGACTATTTAATAACAATACACTTCAAATTATCAATATTGACAAAAAGAAACTTATTGAAATTCAGCTTATGTTACAAACTATGGGAATCAAATCATCAGTAAGACATGATATCTTAATTATCGATTCCCTAAATCTTCAATATTTACTTGATCTTGGATTTTCATGCGACTTACAAATAAATATTACAAGAACAATGAATTCTAAAAATGTTAAAGTAGTACTTATTGAAGATACAAATAGATGGGATGATACATATTGTTTTACAGAGTCAAAGAAGAATAGAGGAATCTTTGAAGGAGTATTATTGGGCAATTGTGCAGAAATTATTGAATATTCAGATTCAAAGAAATATGCTTGTTGTGTATTGTCATCAATAGTATTACCGACATATGTAGTTGATGGAAAATTTGACTTTGATAAACTTTATGAAGTTGTAAAGTTTGTAACAAAGAATTTGAATAAGTTGATTGACATTAATTTCTATTCTGTCGAAGAAACTAAAGTGAGTAACATGTCAGAACGTCCAATTGGTATAGGTATTCAAGGTCTTGCTGATGTATTCTTTAAACTTGAATTACCATATGAATCTGAAGAAGCTATTAAGCTTGATCGTGAAATTATGGAAACTATATATTTTGCAGCTTTAACGTCTTCTATGGAATTAAGTAAAATAGATGGACCATATCCTTCATTTAAAGGATCACCTATAAGTAAGGGCCATTTTCAATTTGATTTATGGAATGAGTTTCAAATAGACAAGACAAAGAAGAGTGTTGTACAGTTGAGTGGAAGATGGGATTGGGATAAACTTCGAAAAGACATCAAGAAACATGGT